GTTGCTGTTCCCCTCACTTTGTGAGGGAACGCAACTGATTATTGATTGTTAATAATCAATTAACTTCCTGATATAACTAACTAAAGGAGATATCATGTATAATAATACACATGAAAAGGTGATACAATTAGAGCTATTTAATGTATCAGAAATACCATTGGTACCAATTCCTAAGAAAAAACCACATAATCATGATAGAAAGTTTGAGAACTATCTAACTAGATTTGTTGTTAAAACTAAAAGAATGAAATAATTATGAATAAATATCCAGTAAATCAGTTTGAAAAATGGTTGTTAGAAAACCATGATAAAACTATAGAATCATTAACGTGGCAAGAATACAACAGATACCATGTGATGTATGACAATCAGACTTTCTATGAAAGAATGATTAAACCTAACTTAGATAGGAGTATAATATGAGTATATTCTATGGAGTAGTAATGACTATAGTATTTCTTGGACTGTTGTTTGCCGTTTTAATGGCGGCTTATAACATCTATATAAAATTCAAAGAAGAAAAAGAATTTGATATTGAATATAGAAAAGAACAAGAAAGAAAGGGTAAATAACCCAACACAAGTGATTGGGTATTAACCCAAAATAACTAACAATAGGAGAACCTATGAGTGACTATACAAACAAGCCAATTGACATGAATAGTGATTATGTCAAGAAAGTACAAGCTGGTATTCTAATACCTAAAGTACTTCATAATAGATTAATTGCTCAAGATGAAAAACTTGAAAGCATAGAGAATCTATTAAAGGATATCGCAGTAAGATTAACTGCTGAATAAATCAGAAATCGTTAGCCCCTGCCTTGCGTAGGGGTTAACTAAACAATAAATATATGGAAACAAATACAATCATGATGATAGCATTATTACTAATACAGACTGTATTATTTTTAATACTAGTCGTACAATTTATGAGAGAGTCCGAAGAAAGACAGAATATTAATATGACACTTATGAGAGTAAATCAAAAGTTAGAAGATATTAATATGCGACTTTATAAAATGGAGATTAAATAATGTTTAACAAAGAAAATCAAGCCAAAGAATTATTAGCATTAATAGATTCAATGGCAGATAGCGAAGTTAAATACAGACTATACTGTGAACTTCAGAAATGGGTTGAAAACAATGTACGTGATAACATTAAAGAACAGGTTCAAAAACAAGAGAGTCCCATTAAAACGATCTCTTGAAATAGTATATAGCCTACCATTTGGTGGCTTTATACAACAGGAGAGAATGAAATGGTGGACTCCGTATATTGAACACATGACGTATCAATCAATCTTATATCCTAAACAAGGATATTTAGTTGTTATACGTCTAAATCATAAATCAAAAGAGCCAAACACCATAAGAGTAGTTACATCAAAAACAAGCAGCGAAAAAAGAGAGCTGTTTGTATTAAAATCACTCTTTGGTACAGCGAAAGAAATATATGAGAAAAAACACAGAAGATATTCAGATAGCAAAGCATCTGTATCTGATCAGAAAAAAAATGAAAAAAACATTAACACAAATGGCAAACATAATGGGGGTAGCATACCAACAATATGATAAATACGAGACTGCTAAGAATCGTATGAGATGCGGTCATTTGTTAACACTAGCAAAGCATTTTGGGTTAGACTTAAACCAGTTCAAGCAAGATCCTAATCAATTTATTGATTTGACTGTGCATGAACAAAGTAGAGTTAACGCAAAATTTGCCAGAATAGAAAGGGAAATAAATAATGAATCCGTTATTCCACATAGTTAAATATGTAGGTTTCACTCTATTAGGCATAGTAACTAAAAAGAGCTGGGATTGGCTCACCAAAGATGTCGATCCAATTCCAGGAACGAAGGAGTTTGCACAAGAATATCGTGAAACTCAAAGTAAACTAGAAAGGTTAAATAAAAAATATGAAAAACATAGACAACATAAAAAATAACACAGTAAAAATTCTTACACTACCTGTGAGAATCAGTATTGGATTATTCAATGCTGTAATAAACAATATGCCTGATGAAGTAGAATTACCATTCGAAATCAGGAAGAAAGAGAAAAAAGAAGATGTCAACAGAAAAGCTGACTAAATCTCAACAAGAGAGAGTGGCAGATAAATATAGCAAAATGTGTGATTATTACGCACATTTATTAGCTACATGTCATACTGCTGTAAAGAGCAATAAGATATTAGCTGCGTTGGACCCAATGGGCCAAAAAACATCTGCAACTACGTTATTCATCCGTGTATGTTCACGAATGGATGCAAGTGAAGCAACAAAACAAACTGCTGAACAAATGATTAAATTGTCTGAAAAGTCAATTACTAATCTATCTGAGTCAGCATAAATAAACAATAGGGTATTGATTGTACCTACAAGTGATCAGTACCCTAAACTAAAAGGAATGTATGATACCTATCAGAAAAAATGAACTAGAGTATTTAGAAAAATACGTCAAAGATAAGTTTATTGAAAGACGTAAAAAAATAGAGTCTGAAATACATCTAGAAACTAATAAAACTATAGAGAAAAACTTTAAAACTTTTATAAGCAAATTAGGTCTTGAAAAAGACTTAAAAGCTGTAGAAGCTGCAAAAGAAAAACTTACAAGGTTTCAAGAAAGCAAAGATAATTACGAAAGTAAGTTACGTGCAGCTGTTGCAGATACTGGTGAAAAGTTAAAAAGAAGTTTAGAAAAATGGCAATCATTACGAAGATGGGATAATGAAGATTCAGATACTAGACTTCGTACTAAAAGTGATGATTGGTTTCAAAATGTAAACAACGTAAAATATTATTTACGTGAAAAATGTGCAGATGAAACTACTAAACTTATTGAAAGATCAGATAAGTTTAAAGAAAAAAAGATTTTAGATGTAATGCAAGAAGAAGCTCAGAATATTTTATATTCTGGACAAAGCATACAAGATGTTTGGAAATATCTTGGTAATACATTTAAAAAAGCTAGTATTGAAGTACAAGCTCCTAAAGCTATGCTTCAATTAGATAAATAAACTAATAATGGGTTTGGGATTAAGGGTTTAAATACCATCCAGGAAATCCAATTAAAATTATTCCTGGTGAATGAATTAACATTCTATAAACAATGCCCATAACAAAAGGATAACAATGATATATACAGTAATAAATTTTTTAGAAACTATAAAAAATCCAAAACGTGGTGGTAATTATTACGAAAGACAAAGACAATTAACTAAACAAATAAACGAAAAAAACATATCAAATTATCTTGAAGGATTCGCAGAAGAATTTAAGAGATTAAACATTCAATATGCTGAAGCTGAATTTTCAGGTGGGCATGATGAAGGTGGATATGATAGTTTTGTTTGGTTAGATAAAAATAAAAACGAAGTTAAATTAACAGATTGTGTTAATAAATCTTATTACACAAGAACATTAGTTAAAAGACAATATGATGATGCAGACAAGGGAGTAAAAAAAATAGATGTTTTTTACTATGATGAATGTAAATATGAAACATTAGAAAATATCAGCTTAGATGATATTTTTTGGAAACTTGGTGCATTAGATCAATTTGGTTCATTTGCTGGTGAGTTTAATGTAAATGGTACAGTATTACTAAATGTAATTACTGGAGAATACAAACTAGAAGGCAATGAAACAATAGAAGAATGGCAACCTTTAAAAAGTTCAGGCAGAATAAGTGTAACTTTGAGTGAATAATATGATTATAAACTTTACTCAAAAAGAAGTTCAAGATCTTGTAGATGCTTTACAAGAATGGTTTGATGTAATTCAACCTAAGTATCTGCAAGACAATGAAACTGGTTTAAACGATGAACGTTATGAACGTTTAATAAATAAGTTATTAAACAAAATACATAAAGGAAATAAATAATGGCAACACCAGTATATCATGCTCAATCAAGTGTAAGTAAATGGGGTGGAACTTTAGATGATTATCTTCGAATCCATAATTGGTTCGATTTCACTAAAGCTTTTCATCCAGACTTTAGACATAGAGCATTAAGACACCACTCATTAGGAATACAGGAATGTATTAATGAGTTTGGTGATTACATAGTACTTAATACTGGAAAGCACGTTCCAGTTAAATTAATTGCTGAACAGCATGTAATAGAAGATTGTGGCTATATACCATCCGTAAGCGACTGGTTAAGTAACTTAACTCCAGTTGAATGGATGTCAAAAGCCAGAAACTTAAGTAAACTATATGGAGATAAAAATGAAAGATCAATTGCAAAAGTGGTTAAATGAACACGTGCAAGTGTTAACATTTTCTGATGACAAAAAAACTAATCAGAAATGGCAAAAAGTTTTGCATAAAAAAATCAGACAGAAACTAACAAGTTCTGTAGAGCCACAGGCAACTACCGAACTTCAAGAAAGGAATAATGTTAAATCCAGTAAAACAACTAAAGATTCTAGATAAAGCTACAAAAGAAGCTTTTGAAGAAATCAAGAAAAAAAGAAGTAAAGAGTATCGTAATTATTTTAAAGAATTTTACGATTGGGTTGATATCGTTAAAAGCAAAATACGAAAGTATTTAGATTAATGAAAACAATAGCTATAATATTAACATTTATGAATGGATCACAGTTATCAATACCAGTAAACAATTCAACATCATTTAGTGATTGTGATAAAAAGTTTACTGAAATAACTTATTCAAAAACTGTTAAAAACTATAAAGGCAATAAACAACAAGCTACTTTTTATAAAGGTAGTGAAGTTTTTATGTATCAATGTATATGGGAATAAAAACAAAACCACAAATAAAAGTAGATATAGAATATCTTAGTCAAGCTTACAGAATAATTAAATCATATTTAATGGCAACTGAAATGCTTGGACATCAGTCGAGTCAAAAAGATATTCGAACTTATAAATATGTAAAATACAGATTAGCTGCTTATGAAAGAATAAGCAAAAAATCTAAGTATTATAAACCTGAACCAGAAAGTGAAGAACTAATACTATGAAACTTAATATAAAAAATAAACAAAAGTTATTAGATAAATGGGAAGAATGGAAGTATGATATATTCTGGAGTTCAAGACATATCTATGATCGTAATGAATTTGGTGATTATCACGGAAAAGAATTTATTAAAGATCAAGCAGCATTAAAACTAATAACTAAACTATTGAGAGAAGAATGGATATAGAACAAATAAACAATGAGCTTAATGTTAAATCTAAACGTAAATGGGTAAACAGATACGGAGTATTAGGCATAACATTAACAGATGATTTGTATAAAGAGTTTAGAGAATATTGTAATTTAAAAAATTATACAATGTCTGGAGTAATTAAAGTCTTAATAAGAAACTATTTAAACGAAACAAAACAAAAGGAGAACAAGTAATGTACAAAGTAGTTATACTAAATGCAGAACCAAGAACACAAACAGTACATATGTTTGACAAAGAGCCAACATTTAAAGAACTCTACCCTTTATTAAATTGTGATACAATAGAGATTCTACAAGGAGTAGAAAATGGTAAGACCATTGATATGTATTGTGATGAAGAATCTAAATTAAAAGAACCAATAAAATACAACGAAATCGCTACAGATTTATGGTATGACTGGCAAGAAAAAACTGGACATATGTGTATTCCAGGAGATTTTATTGCAGGTAATGTAGCTATAGTGTATGATGAAAGCAAATCATGTGTGGAAGATACAAAACAATTCGGATCAAGAACATGAAAGACTCATTTCAAGAAATGCTTTATAGAGAGCAAATGAAAATAAATACTTTATCAATATTAATTAATAGTATTGAAACAAAGGGTATTTGCATACTGAAGATAAAGATACTTTAATAAGTATTGCAAATAAATTAAAAAATGAAAATCAAATTAACCAAGAGAAAGTGAATGTACTATGAACGTAGATCCTAAAATGAAAATACTTCAAGCAAATATTAATAAACTATTAAACGAAAGAGAAACTCTTAAAAAGAAAATAGAAAAACTTAAAGATCGTATTGCAAAGTTAGAAGGTGAATCTCATTTACCTGATGAAGATATTAAAGTTGGTGGTACAGATTAATGTTTGATGACTCAAGGCATACTCGTTTGCAAAAACGATTCAAAGGCTTATCAAGAGTCGCATCTGCGATAAGTGATTTATACATTTATGGAATATACGAACAGAATTTTCCAGTCTTGGTAAGCAAACTTGATGAAGCTAAGAGTCTAGTTAAAAAAGAAATTGTAGAAACAAAAAAAGAAATGGCTTGGTTAGAAGGAATAGAATATATTAGTGATGAAGATATTACTGATCCTTTAAAAAAACTACCTGAGTTTTAACCAAACTTTTGGAATACAAAGTATCTCTCCAAATTCAATAGAATTATCTTCAGGATCAATACTGTAAGTACTAAAAGTTTTTATATAAGTTTTAGTCTCCTCAAATATCCAACCTTGAGTATGACAAATTGACGGAGTTAATTCTTTAAATTCTTTAGAGTCAATCCAACCTGTTTTAGAGTTGGCATCATACCAGTTAAGAGTACCTTTAATCTTTTTATATGGAAATTTAATGTACGGTTTTTTTGACATTCATTTCAAATGGAAATGATGAACCACCAAAAACAACATCAGATGCTGGTATAGATTCTTCATCTATAAGCAATTGTAAGTAAGTAGTATAAATCATAGCTAGAGCCATAGCATCAACAATGTTGCTAGGCAGTTTAGGATTATCTTTTTGAACGAAGTCTGCTATTTTATCAGGTTTAACGTGTTTAATAAAATCTTCAGCAAAAGACTTACGTTTGAATTTTAGAATTTTAGCCATAATTTAAAAACAATAATTCGAAGGATAACTACGTTTATACTTTGAGACGACATAGAAAGTCAACGTGATCTTTAACAAGTGGTAAAACTTTGTTATAGATTTGTTGATAAATTAAAACTTCGTTATTTATCTCATCTTTTGTATAGATATCATACAAAATATTAGCATAATCTACAGGATTTAAGCCTAAAGTATTCCAGAACTTACGTTCAGATAACATATGTAATTGATGATGATGAACATAACATAAAGGAATAGTAAACTTATCAGATACTTTTTGACTAAAGCCTCGCTTTTCAGCAATAGTAATATGATGTGCTTGGCACTCATTATAAAGGCAAAGCAAACAAGGTAGTGAAGCTACCCATTTTAAATACTTCTTAGATTTAAACTTTGTGGTTTTTTGCACCAATACCTTTTATAGTATTTCTTACTTTAATGTAACCAAAATAAATAGCTAATCTAGATAAAGATTCTTGTACTCTATAAGAAATCTTTTTCTTACTAATGTTAAGTAGATTAGATAATTCAAGAATAGAATAATTTTCCCAACAATAAAATTTAAGGAAGTGTACAGCTTCTGGTCCTATTTCTTGTGAGATTTTAACAAGCTCAGATAAAGCACCAACACGTGAAAGCATAGCATCATAGTAACCATCTATGCGTGGTTGCATATTAGAAACACCAGATCCTAATTGTGATATCTCACATAGTCGTCTGTATCTAGAGCCAGAAATATATTGAGCTTCAGAAATATGTTTACGATGAAACATATATTCCAGTCTTGATTCTCGGATATTGTATAGAACAGTTTTCTTATCAACTATTCGAGTTATCAATTCTGGTCGTTGCATATTTACTATTATAAAATAATTCGATTAATTTATCAATAAACAATTTAAACTCGGAGTTGTTATTATATTGTTTATGTAGTCTTTGCACTCTATTTGTAGAAGTGCAATTATGCAATCTGTGAATAATACTTTTAACCCCATACTTTTTAGTAGGGTTTAAAAGGTAAGATAAAAGGATAGAGATATTATAATAATTATAATGTTTATTATTATTAAATTCTTGTTGTCCTTTAAGTATTTTGATAGGAATATCAAAGTGATTTGAAATGAAACATTGTATATTATTAACCATAGGAGACTAAATGTTAGAAAAAGATTACAGACATACTGCCAGTAAAGGCAATTCATTTATTGATTCGCCACCATACTGGATCATTAATGAACTATATCAATTTGAATCTAAACCAAATGCTAGAATGATAATGGGTTCAGCAGCTGAAGAAGGTGCTATGAACGCAATACAAAAAGAAGCATATGATGAAGATACAATACATGAGTTTACTCAAAAGAAGTTCCGGGAACTTGGTGGATCAGATGATGATGATGAATCAGAAATGGCAGCTAAGATTGCTGTACGATTTAAAGATTCATTAATATCATTTGGTGATGTGTTATCATATCAAAAAGAAATTCAAGTTCCAGGAAAACCATATGGTTTGAAACATGATATATGTTGCAAAACAGATTTTGAATTTAAAGATATAATTATAGATACTAAAGCTACTGCTTATCTTAAAAGATTAAAGTCTGGTGCATTAGATAAAAATTGGTACCCAAAACCATCAGACGTTAGACAGCAATTTCTATACAAGGAAATCTTTAAGAAACAAACAATGTTATTGTATTGTTCTTATAACGATACTGAAGCTGTAGAAATAGAGCATTTAGATTCATCATTAGATGAGATGATAAATGCTTTTAAAACTATAGAGCATATAACTTCTATTGCTAAAACAAAAGAAGATGTAGTTAGAATGTTCCCACTAAATTTAGAAAACTTTAGATGGGGCAAAGGTGATAGCGATGCTAAGATTTTTGCAAAAGAAATCTGGCAAAAAGCTTGGAAATAAGTATATTCTAATTATGCAAAAAATAGGTAATATAGTTAAACATATAAACAAACAAGGAAAACAAAACATGGCAAATACAGAAACGTATGACGCAACAGTAAAAGGAGTTAAGGATATCCATGATGCAGAAAATCCAGTTAAATACTGGTTAGCTGTAGAAATGGAAAATGGTATTGAACGAAAATTATTCGTTGACCAAAGCTGTCGTCATATTAGCAAGAATGATAAAGTTAGAGTTACTGGTTATGTAATTAAAAAACCAGGAAGCAACAATCAGACTTGTGTAAAAATAGAACCGTTAAATGTAACTAATGATAAAGGAGATACTATGCAAACTAATGGACATGCTGCACCAGCAGTAAAAACATTTTCAGCACAAATGCCAAATACTAATTGGTCTGAGAAATACAGATTAACTATGTCAAATTTATTATCAAGTATTCTTCCTAACAGAAGTGTACAAGAATATGACGATGTTTATAAAGCTTGTGATAAAGTTGTTAGAGATATTCTCTCTACACAAGAGGATGGTTCTGAGAAAGCACCATTTTAATTAACAACATACGCACCCTTGTATTTCAAGTGGTCTCCCTTTGTTAGTTAGTACAGGGGTGTGTAAACAAATAAAATTATGATTAATGAAAAAAGATTAGAAGAAGCTTTAAAGTTCTTAGCAGATACTGATGAAGAAGATGCTAAGTTAGGTGCAGGTTTGGAATATTTAAAAGACAAACAAAAACGAGATAAGGCAATACATATTGTTAGCAATAGTAATGACAAATCTTTTTCTATAAAAGAACAAGCTTATTATGCTTCAGATGTATATGGAGAATACATATTACAGAAACAAGCTTTAGCAGAAAAGGTTGGAATTACTCAAAACAAAAGAGCTAAAGAATGTTTAGTTATTGATGTTTGGAGAACATTAGAAGCATCAAGACGCAAAAATAATCTATGAGATATACTTTTAAAGTATATGGATATTGTTACGTTGAAGGTTCTGCAATTGTAGAAGCTGATAATGATTTAGAAGCATACAATAAATTTAAGTCATTATCGCCTACAGAAATTAATTTGAAACTTAATTCTTTAAACAAAGATAGAATAACTTATGAAGTTATTAAAGATGTTAAGCCAGTATAATGAACATTCCCCACTACCTGAACAAAGATTATTTAGAGCAATAATAACACAGGCATTAGAAGATGCTGATTATAAAGGAACTGTAATGATTGATATGCGTAATAAAGAAACTGCTATCAATTGGTTCTTAGATCTTGGTAAAGACTTTAGAACTGCTTGTGATTATGCAGGGTTTGATCCTTTATGTATAAGAGATGCTTTTGTTAAAGCACGTGAAAGAGGATTAATGAACTATACTGAAAGACAAAGTGAGTTGTTATTTATTAACAAAGATCGTCAACGTCAGTTTAAAATTAACTTAGAGGATATATGATTTGTAAAGAATGTATTAAGAAAAGTCTTATAATTAAGAAGCTACAACTTAAATTGTTTTATAAAAACTTTGTAAGTAGATTAAGAAATCTTGGTATATAAAATATTACCATTAGATTTAGTAGCTTGTAAGTATTCTTTTCTATTATTATCAAAAGAATAACTACAATGTACCCATCCACTATTGGGTTCTTCTGATTTCCAAAATTCTAATATACATTGATCAAAGTCAAGAGTATTAACTATCCAATCAGATACTACTTTGTTTGGCACACCAGCAATTTTAAAGTCTGCTGCTTGTCCAAATGTATGTTGCGATGTAGGCTTACTACCTACTAATACACATAGTTCTGGTGATCTATAACCAGAAGTAATATTAACTGGCTTATCAAAGTGTGATCTTACAGGTTGTAATACATACTGACATAGTAATACTAAATTAGTAATATGATCAGCAGTTGGAATATTATTTATATTATTACGATCTGCAATTTCTGATTTACTTAATTCTTGTAAAGTAAAGTCTTTACTTAATTTCATTATTTTTTTAATTTACTTTTAATAATACGTTTAGCTCTTTTATCTGATTCAAGAGTCCAAAGTAATTTAGTAAGTACGTTATGGATTTTTTTTAAAACTTCTAACATTGACATGTTATTCGCTAATATCTTTTGTAATTGGTCTTGAAGCAATAGTTCTTGCAACTGATTCAGCACTTCTGCCTACAACATAACCACCAAGTCCAACATTTAAAAGAGTCCAAACATCTCCTGGCAATTCAAATCCTACTACAATACCAGTTAACATTTTAACAATTGGTGCAAAAATATAATTAAAGACTAATACAAATATAAGAACATACATAAGTAATGGTCTCCAACTAGATGCAAACCAACCTGCTTTAGCTTCTGCTTCTATAATTCTAGCTGCGGCTTTAAGCTCATCAGTGTTAGATTGTATTAATTGGGTTTGTAAATCAGCTTTTAATTTAGCTTGTAAATCTTTATCAGGTACAGCTTTATCAATTGTATTGAAAAGTATTTTAGCTAACGGTGCAATTGCATTTATCATAGGTAACATATTAACACTTCCATCTACGTCTAGCTTGACGTAATCTTGAGTTAGGATCTTTAGCTGCATTTGGCCACATCTTTAATTGACCAGCAGATCTAGCACAAAAAGATTTTCTTCTATTAGCTGCTTTGCTTCCTGGTTTAACTTTACCAGTAACAGCAGTAGATAATTTAGAACCTGGATTTAATCTTCTATAAGCTTGTACTCCAGCTCTAGTCATACCAGCACCAGACTTAGTTGGTCTAAAGTATTTTTTATTCTTGGGTGGCATTGTAGTTTCACGTCTCATCTATATCTCGCAGTTTTTTTAGCAATACTTTTAGGTTGTTTAGAAAATTGTTTGCCTTTACGTTTAGCTAATCTTTTAGCTTTAGTAGTAGCAGCATACTCAGCAGGAGATAATGCTTTAATAGCATTGGTAGGTAAATATCTTTCACCAGTTACTGATGATTTTTTACCAGACTTAGTTCTCCACTTTTGTTTGCCCCAGTCAACTAAACTTTGTTGTCGCTTTGCGTACATTATTTATAACCACCACCTCTAGCTTTGTAAGTCTTAGCTAGTAATTGAGCTTTACGTGCAGACCATTGTCCAGCAGCAGTTCCCATAACAGCTCTTGATTTAATTGATTGAAATAATTTTTTTCTTAAAGATGGTTTTGTATATACACCAGCTTTATTTACTGTGCTTTTTTTTTTCATAGTTTGTTTCAAGTATAAAGTCTATATATTGTTTAGCTTTAGCAAGATCTAATTCCTTGCCCTTGAAAGAATGGCGGCAAATATATTTAATAACATTACCTTCAGCATAAGGGATATTATTTTCCATTATAAATTTAGCTGGGCTAATTTTAAAACGTTTATAGTGTGATCCACCTATTTGTTTAAAGAATGTTTTGTTACTCATATAATGATTTTACCAATCCATCTTCCAGATTTATTTAATACCATAGGTATTAGTTTAGGTAAACCATTGATAATTACAGCACATCCAATAATTGGTCTCATGCGTTGAGTTTTATTATAACGAAATGCTAAAGAGTCTTTGTCAATTAAACATCCTACTTGTAAACCATAATATAATCCTAACGAATTACCATAGTATTTAATTGAGTAAGATGAATGATAATGTCCTTGAACGCAAGACATACCCATAGACTGAGCTAGTTTTAATACATCTGCCATTTTGCCATGACAAAAATATACAGGACCATTATTAGTATGCACAACTAAATCATCGTGCCACTTCCATTTATCACTAACCTTTAAAAATTCATTATACTTACGTAAGTAAGCTTTAGGTATTCCATATTTAAGACTACGTCTATAAACAAGACTACCATGATTAGAGTCTAATAAATCCATTACAGGAAATATTTTTTCTATTTGCTGTATGATTGGAATTGATATTCTTAATTCATCTCCAGCACTTGGAAGATCTGGATCGCTATCATGAAATGATAATGCGTGTTTATCTAACTCATCACCAATGTGTATTACACGATCTGGTTTATATTCTTTTTTAATTGCTGTTAGATAAGGTATTAAATCTTTGTGATGGTAAGGTATATGAGTATCACTAATTACTAAAATTGATTTGTTCATAGTTAGTTCTTATACCTAAATTTAATCAACAAGTATAGATTGAATTAATCTATAAGTTTAAATAAATTAACCAATAAGATTCCTATAAATGCACCAGCTGCAGTTAAAAGAATCCAATAAGTTTTATCTACTTTATCTTCAATTCTGTCTGTTTTAAAATTAAGACTATTTATATCACTTTCTATATGAGCTAAATGATTTGATTTAATAATCTCTATATCTAGAGATACTTTATCAACTCTATTATTAATATTTAAAAGTTTTGTTTCAATATTGTTATCCATTAAAATAATGTTTCATAAGGATTTCTTACTAAACCTTCTAGTTTATACTCGCTTGTTCTAGGCTTTTTATATTTAGGATGCCCAGTTTGTCCTAAGAACCAACTAAGTGCTACATCAGCTGCGAGATCTGCTGATATACCATCTTTAATTAAACCTTTTTCAATTGTTTCTGTTGCTTGTTGTACCCATATAGGTAAAAACTTTTTGCCTACTTGTCCACCATATTTAATAGCTTTGGTGATATTATTATCATCATACTCAGTAATACGTGGAGACCACTTGCTAGTTAAGTATTGTTTATTAGTCAACACTTCTACAACAGATTTAGGTAATGATCCTAATTTTTTAACACCAGTACCATAAGGATTAGTTACCCAATCAAATGGTTCCATAAATTGTTTAGAGAATGTAAGAACTTCTCCATTACCTAAGTCTATTCTAGTTGGATCTTTGTTTTCTAATATAGAATGTCCTGAGAATATATAGTTTAATGCACTACCAATAGTAGCATAGATCAATGCTGTTCGTGCAAAATATAACTGATATAATCTTCTAGCATCAGGATTGCTTTCAAATAAAGGCAAAGCTTTAAATGCTATTCTAAGATTAGATATTGTCCAGTCAGGAGCAAATAATAATAACTGCATATAACCTTTAGATCCAGGTTGAAATACAGTTTGTGCTAATTTTTTATAAAGAGGGTTTTGTATTTTTTGTGTAATCTGCACCCAATTTAATCCACCAAAAGCATCATTAGTTACTTGTGATGCAATACGAGCATTGGCATATATATTAAATGTTTGATCACCAGGCTTTGCTAATCTTTCAAAGTTTTTTAAAAACGAAAATAGTTTAGCAGATGTATATACTCTATCCCAAGTTACACGATCAAACCATTCAAATACTTTTTTAGCCTTACCAATTGTTTTAGTACCAAATTGATAACCTAATAAATTATTAAGACCAGATGTAGTTCTATTAACTACAGAATAAAATCTGTCATGAGCTTGGTCAATTGTACCACGTTCAATTACTAAACCTGCTGATCTAGCAAATTCAAATACATCATTAAATCCATAAGACTGTATTAAGTCTTTAGTAACTTTAGATAATGGAAAGTCTTTAAAATCTAATGTAGGATTATTAATAGCTTTGACAATATCAGGTGCAGATCTAGGATTTAATATAGCTCCAATAGCTTTAAAACTTAATCCAGTAAAGAAAGCATTTTCAATTAAACCACCAGCATGGAAGAATGAAAAGCCTACAGCTAGTCGTTTCATAACTAGGTTAGTATTAAACATAGCTGTTATAAATTGATTTTCTGATTCAGCAGAAAATATCATTTTAAGTGGTGCAACTATTGCTTGATGTACTTTAACTGGTGCATTAGCATTAATGTAAGGATGTGTAAAATCTACATATTCTTTTGCGTATGGACCACGCATTACATTTAAAACTTCTTCTCCTGTTACTGCAATAAATGGAGATTTAGTAATTCCAGGTACACTACTAGTTCTAAGATTTTTTAATAAAGCTCGTGTAGATACTGCTTTACCTGCTGCAATAGCATATACTTTAAGTAACTCAATAGCATTATCCATGCCAGGTTTAAGTCTAAAACCTTTTTTTAAACCTTCATTAATTGTATCGTAAATTCTTTTTTTAGAAAATCTAAAGCTTTTAGTTGGACCATAAACTTTAGTATCAAACATATCTGCAAATTGAGAAGGATTAAATCCTCTATATTCACTCCAGATAATAGGTAGATAATTATCTCTAATGTTTTTTAAAATTGGTTCATCAAGATCTTGTAAAGTATCTTCAAATTGTTTAAATATATTTCTTATTGCATTAAGACCTAATTTTTCATCAGGGTTTAAATCAGATAGTTTAATCTTTTTACCACCTATTTCTGTTTGCTGTATGTAATGAAATATTTTTCTTGAGCTTATTGGATCAGGAATTAATTCTTGAATCTTACCAGACAATTGAGATACATGACTAAAGTATTTATGATTAGCAATATCAATAGAGTTTATTGTATCTTCAAAATCTTGTTGTCTTACTTGAGTAATATCATCTTTAGATGATTTTAAAAACTTGTTAACTGTTTTAGCTGCAGCATAAATACCAGCACCTAATAAAAATCCTTGCCCTGCTGCTGCAATTTTTTCATCATCAGCTGTTAAGAAAGATCCTGCTGCTAATACACCACCAAGACTAGCTGCATTTTTAACTGCACTATTTTTAGAAGCATTAACACCATTTTCAATAATAGGTCTAGCTAAAGAAGTTATGCTTCGTTTATGAAAGTTAATTGTTTCTTGACTAGATACATCTCTAATCTTTGGATCTATATCTTTTGATAGATTATCTATTTCATCAAATAGTTTATCTACGTAATCAAAATTACCAGTCTTATCATTGTATTCAAATAACTTAGTTAGATCTTCATCGCTATTTGAAATAATATTATTAGTAGCTCGTTTAACAGCATCTGGTTTTATATTTCCAATTTTAGAAGCAAGACCTGATATAGCTCCAATACCACCGCTAAGTAACAAACCAGCAGTAGCACCTATAGTCGTTTCAAGAGAAGTACGACTACCAGATATAACACCTTGTTCACCTAATTGCATAGCAGATGAAAATGCTAATGGAGTAAGTACTGTACCCATAGCACCATAAAGAATATCAGCATTAGCTGTTTGCTTTAAAGCTTGTTCTTCTGCAGTAAGTTTAATTGGTTTAAATGATTTAGAATATTTAAGTTTAAGAGAATTAGAAATACCTCTACCTAATCTAGAATAAGCAACACTTGGTAATAAAAATAAATAAGGATCAGCAACCATCATGTTTACAAGCTCAGCTCCAAACACAGATGGATATTGCTTAACCATTTTTACCATTTCATCACCACTAAATTCTTGGCTTCCTTCTTCTAGAAGATAACCAAACTTTTTATAAATACGTTCAGCTTCTTTATAACGTGGTGTGTTTTGTAAATAAGGATATTGTTCTAAAAATTGTAAAGCTTTTTTAGCTTGTACTTTTTTAGTATTACCAGTCATCCATTGATATAATGATGCAGGTATAGATTCTTCTAATATTAACTCTACAGGATTACGTAATGAACTAAAAAATCCTGGAGGTTCTTGTTGTTGTGGTCTTTGAGAAGGATCAATTAAACCATCAGTTAAATCATTAATAGGATCATTAAGATTTAACTCAGTAGTCCTTAAAGGATTAGCCATTATAACTTAAATTCTTTACTTATATATGTTTTAAATTCTGTTTCAAAATTAGATTTAGTAGTTTTAACTTTAGGTTTTTTATATTTAATTCTTCTTTCAGATCTAGCTAAATTATAAACATCTTCTTGAGTAGCAACTTTAGCACTAGGTGCAAATTTTCTTTCTGGAGAAAAGCCCATAGCTGTTGCTGCTTCTTTAGAAACTTGTCTAACTTTAACTGGAGCTGCTTTAAAAGATTTAGCTTTACGAGCTGTATATCTTTCCATAATTCTATCCATAGCTACATCTGCTTCTGTTCTAGCAATAATGTCAGCTTTCATAGCACCACGAGCTTTACCAATTTTAAGTCCTGATTTAGATACTTTACTGCCAGAAGCTTTTAATGACTTAACACCTGTTGCAGTAATCTTTCTAGTTTTGCTTAATTCAGATTTTAGTTTTTTAAAGTAAACTCTATTAGCAACTTTTTCTGCATAGTCTCTTGCAGCTAATGATCCAGAACCTTCCATACCATAACCCATGTATGCAGGTCTATCACCAAATTTTCTAACAAAAGATTTTTCTGCCGCTAGATCTACATCTGATTGACGCACTACTTTACCAGCAGGTAATTTAGTTACAGGAAATCTAGATTTAATTATTTTCATTATTCAAAATAGTCAGGGAATCTATTACGTAATATTTTTTCAGCTCTAGCTGGGCTAACACTTTTTAAATGTGGGTTAGCTTCAAGCAATAGATTAATTATTTTAGAGTCATCATTAGATACAATCTTACCAGATACTTTAGGTATAAATACTTCTGGTCCTACTTCACCTACTAGGTAAGCTTTATCTTTAGTTACTGGCCCACCTAATTCTCTTTCGCCAGTTATTTTGCCTCTAAATTCATCTACTTTTTTAGTAATAGATTTTTCACCAGATATACCAATACCTGTTCTACCAACAATACCTTTACCACTTGCAATATATTCTTTAGCAGCTTCTTCTAAGAAATCATCAATGTTGGCTTCTTTACCAGTTTTAGCTACAGCTTTAGCTTTCTTTTCAGCTAGTTTATATATTTCACCATAAGCCATATCTTGTTTAGCTGTAGTACTTTCTCCTTTAAACATATCTTTAATTTTTTGAAAGTATGTAGGTTCTCCAGCTAATCCAGATGCAGCAAGTTTAGCTTTAACAGCTTCAATTTGTTGTGCAGTTGCTGGTCCTGTAACAGAACCACGAGCAGCTATTTTTTTTGCATATTCTGAAGATATAATACCACCATCAACCATAGCTTTTAAACCAGCTTGTCCAATAGTTTTTCCTTCACTAGCTTGTTGTAATAAAGATAAACCAATACCAAATTGTGGATTAGACATAAGAGCATCAAAGCCACCTTTGTCTTTCCAAGTTTTTTGAGCATTATTAAAATATTCTCCAACAGCTCCTAAAAATGTACTTTCTCCTTTATTCATAGGAACAGGAGTTTTTGCATTTGGATTAACAGGTGCAGGAGCAACTGGTCTAGGAGTAAATGCAGTTTTTGATTCGTTCTGATATACATTTTGCAAACCTTCAGATACTTCATTAAAACCATATGAAGAAGCATCTTTTTGCTCTTGTGTTCTAGTATCAGAAAATAAAAAATTATTTAGATCGCCTAACAATCCTGAACCTTTATTTCTTAAATCATCAAATATTGATGCCATTATAATATACCTCTATTTAAATTGTTTGTTTTTAAAAAATCATAAAATGGACTATTATTAACTGCTAATAATCCAACACTAGTAGGAGTACCTACTGTTTTAGAAACTTGTTGTTTTGCTACATCATATCTTGTTGGTAGTGGTAATGTAGCTGGTTGTGTAACATATGTCTTAGGAGCTTGTGGTCCTTCATATGTATTAGTAGTAGATCTTGGTCTAGCTTGTTCTTGTTCAGGTGGATTTAAAGCATTAATAACATTTCCACCAGCAGATAAAGTTAATGCTGTTGTAAAATATTCACCAGGAGTTTTTGGTCTGTATTCTTCAAAAGCTCTAGATGTAGATCCAATAGGATCATTAATAAAAGCTGTTCCTGCTTCTTTTAATCCAGTAAAACCTCTTTCAATTATATTGGGTTGTGTGGCTCCTTTCATAACTACTGAAGAAGAAGGATCTACTTGTCCTCTAAGTTCAGGATAAATACTTTCAATGTTAGTTGGTGAACCAGTTACTAATGCGTTTGGTTGTATTTGTCCTATTAATTCTGGATAAGCTTGTGTAACAGGCATAGAAGTTGGTATGAAAGCATTAGCATTTATAGCTGCAGTTGGACTATTAGCTAAAGCAATTTCACCACTTGTTTTAGCAGCGGCTATAGTTTCTGCCATAGCTGCTTGTTTACTAGCTTCCATAGCTGCAATTCTAGCTGCTTCTTCTGCTGCTATTGCTTCAGCTGTTAATGCAGTTGCTTCTGCTGTTCCTGCAGTAGCTGTAGCAGATGCTCCACCAGTCATATAAGCTAAAGTAATTGCTGCTATAATTTCTTTATTATCAGTAACAAAGTCAACAGTATCATCAACAACATCACCTGCTGCTTCAAAAATTTTACTCATTATTTTAATCCGCCAAATATGCTACCTAAAAGTCCTCCATACATAGCACCAGAATATCCTCCAATAGATGGCAATTGAGAACCAATTGCAGATCCAGCTAAAAATCCTCCTGCTGCTTGACCTAATCTATTAGGTGATGGACCAAATACAGTTTGTGTTTGACCACCTCTAGCTACAGGATTTACAATGTTAGCATACTCTACTAATGACTGATAAGGAGCTTGTTGTGCTTGTCTAATATAATCTTCGTAAGTTTGTCCTACACCAGTTAAGCTTGTTGCTTGTTGTGCAGTTTGTAATTGTCTAGCACGTTCAGATTCATAAGCATTGAAAGCATATGGCAAAGCTGTTTGAGCTACACTCTTAGCTACTTGAGATTGAGCTACTGGAGAGGATGCAGTTCTTCCTACACCTGAATAGGCTTCATTAACACCTGTGTAAACATCTTGAGCTGCTTGTGCAATAATAGGTGATAAAAATGGATTAGAGTATTTACCTGCAACAGTATCTGATAATTGTGTATTGGCTTGTCTAGCCATAGCTTCTTGAGCTGCTAAACCTTCTAAAGTTAATGCAGATTGAGGAACATAACTTGATGGGCCTCTACCATATATATTTTGTGCTTCACTTAAAATTTGATTTAAATTTGTAGTAGATGGACCATAAGGTTCAGCTACTGTTTGAGATGTACTAGTAGTAGTACCACCTCCTCCGCCACCACCAAAGTATTGTTCTAGTCCTGTTTCTTCATTAATAGTTCCAGAACCACCATACATTTTAAGAAGTCTAGCTTCAAAAGGATTTATGTGTGCAAGTTCAGTATCACCATTAATACCTTTGCTAGATATTTCTTTGTAGAGATCTTTAAAGAGTTTAATCTTTTCTTTTAGTGTTAGTGTTTTTAAATCAATCATAGTGTTTTTTCTAATTGTACGTGTGTTTTTTTAAATTGTTTATTTTTAAGTATTCGTTCCCAACCTGGTCTTGTAAATAATTCCATTTTTTTACAACCTAATGATCTTGCCCAATTAACAACATTGTCCATAAAATCTACCCAAGCTTTATAACTTGTGCCTGTAGTTATTTTACAATCACAAACTTTATACTTAGGGTATTGTCTAATTTCAGTAACAGTAACGCATTTAATTTCTTTGTCGTTAGGATCAAAAGCAATCCATAATTGCATAGTAGCTTTTTCCAACCGCTACTGTTTGAGATGTACTAGTAGTAGTACCACCACCACCTCCTCCTCCAAATGACATATATTATCCTTTTTTTAATTGTTTTTCTAAAAGCACATGGCTTTTTTTATATCTAAAGTTCCTTAAGACTTTTTCCCATCCTGGTCTTGCAATAAGTTCCATCTTATCACAATCGTTTTCATAAGCAAATTTCTCAAGTTCTTTAATTAAGTGTTGCCACTTTTCTCTATGATGTCCAGTCATTATGCGTATATAACAACATTTTTGCAAAGGTCTTTGTATAACTTCAGTTATAACAACACCATATAATTTCTTTGCTTCTACAGTTTCTTCAGAATCCCAAAGAATCCATAACTGACATTTGTTTTGAATACACCAGTCTTTAAAATGATTTGAGTTTGCATATCCTCCAGATCTAATTAAAGCTTCAGTTACGAGCTGCTCAACTCTAAACCAAGAAGCTTCTATTTTATCTTTAGGAATAGAAACTAAAGTAATCATTCAAATGTAATTTCTAATGCTGCTATAGTACCAGTAACTCTATTTGCTGTATCAGCAGTAATTTTAATTATATCGCCTGGATCTAATACAATTGGGCCTTTAGCAAAATTTTCTGTTGTACTAGCTGACATTACTAATTCAGCTATATCTGTTGTAGTAGCAGCACTAGTATCAGTTACAAATACTTCAATCTTAGTATTTCCTGTATGATTAGAACATTGTATAGTTCTAACTATTGCTTTTACATTTGCAGGTACAGTATAAACAGTAGTTTGATTTGTTGTAGTTAAATCAAAGAACGTACTTTTATATGTATTAGACATTTATTTTTTATTGAAATGTTTTTCAATATCCTTGTACCAATCTTCAAAAAACTTAACAGAATCATTATAAAGCTTTTCAGCTGATTCTTTAACTTCTTTGTAAGTTGGAAGTTTAAAAGGATTTAGATTAAACATATTAACCTCCTTTGTTTAAAAATTCAAGTTCTTCAAATGTATATGGTATCATTTGATTTTAGATGCAATATATATAGTTAAAATTAAAGTTATTACTATTATTAAATCGTAGATAACCATATTATTTACTTGGTTTTAAAGGATAAGCTACGTTATTAACTTTCTCAATAGTATCTAATCCTTGTGTTAAATTTCTTAATGCAGTTCTGTAAGTCATCCATTCTGATTTTTTGGCAGGGGTAAAATTACTATCCGCAAGTACAATGTAATCGCTATCAGCTAATAGTTTATTTCTTTTGGCTCTTAGATTGTCTAACGCAATATCCAATTCTACCTGTGGAATTATAGCTAATATCTGTTCCTTAGGTATTGGTGAAGTTCCATTTAACCATGTGATTTGGTTTATATCTTCAGCATTAACACTAACTGATGCTGTTGGATTTAATTTTAGTATTGCTTCTATAATCATAATTATCCTGCTATTTCCATTACTGTAATTGTTGATACGATTCTGCCATCATAATAAGTAGTAGCTTCATCTCTTATAGATCTATTAATGTAATGTGTGTTAGAAGTTGTTGCTCCACTTAATTGTATTTTATATGTTGTTGCAGAAGTAGTTGATGGTGAATCTAAATGTTGAAATGGTACAGGAGTTAATATCCAAGTATGACTTCCACCACCTAAAGCATCAACATTACCAACAGCCGATGTATGAGCAAATCTTCTTGAACCAGAAGTATCTGCTTTAGCAATTTCTGTTGAACCTCTTATTAAATGATAAAAAGTTTGGTTTCCACTTGGTCCCATAGCAGAACCAATAAATCCTGTAATTAAAATTTTATTTGATGAAGAACTAGGAGTTATAGAAACTGATAAGCCAGTAATATCTGTTAATGATGTAGTACCAGCAACAGAAAATGTATCAGTCTTAGTTGTTGATACAACTTGTAATACTTTACCACCTACACCTGCAGCTAAGTCAGCTGAAGTAATCGTACCATCAGTTATTCCTAGTGATTTTATTTTTGTTAGTGGCATTATTCAATAACTTCCCAGTTTAAATTTGTTTCGTTCCATTTGTATTTACCACCATCAGTAGGATAAGCAACTGGTGCTTCCCATCTACAAGTATCTTCGTTTAATATCCAAGAGTTAAAAGGTTTAGGTGGAATAAAAGCATCTCTTGTTTGATCGTATTGATAACCTATTCCAGCAAAGTTTTTTCTAATATTATTATTGTATGAAGTTTGTTTCCAAGCATCTCTTGTATTGTAAAGTTTATTAATAAAATCTACTCCAGCTTGTTCAGTTATTGCAACATCATTAGATACTACAATTACTTGTTCAACTATATTTCCTACTCCTAATTTTGCAAAGTGTGCCATATATTATCCTGTGTAACTTCCTGATGCGTTATAAACTAATATTGTATCTGAACCAGATGTACTAACTGTAGGTGAACCAGATGTTGTTCCTGAATAATTAGCTGTTGGCATACGAAGTATTACAACTCCTGAACCACCTGAACCACCATTACCTGGTGTACCATCTCCTCCTCCACCTCCTCCACCTCCTCCA